AGAAGAACATGACGTTCCGAAGCATATTCTCAACATTCGACAAAAATCTAAAATCAAGAATACATACCTTGACAAGATTATACCACAGTTGGACCGCGACCGCAGGTTACGGACTAACTTTAATCTCCACGGAACTACTAGTGGTAGGCTTAGTTCTAGTGGTAAACTGAATATGCAACAACTGCCTCGTGACAATCCAATCGTAAAAGGTTGTATTCGAGCGGCAGAAGGTAACAAGATTGTTGCAATGGACTTAACTACTGCCGAAGTATATGTGGCGGCAAAACTCGCTGACGATAAAGCATTGCAAGATGTTTTTAGGTCTGGAGGAAACTTTCACAGTACGATTGCGAAAACCGTGTTTCGACTTCCTTGCGAAGTAGAAGAAGTAGCCGAGCTATACGGCACACAAAGACAAGCGGCAAAAGCAGTTACCTTCGGCATTATGTATGGCGCGGGTCCGAAGAAGATTAGTGACCAAGTTACTAAAGATTCTGGAACATATTTTAGCGTCTCAGAAGCAAAGGAAGTTATTGATGATTACTTCAAATCATTCCATCGTTTGAAGGCATGGATTGAAGAGAATCAGAAGTTTATTGAACAAAATGGCTTTGTTTATAGCTTTTTTGGTCGAAAGCGTAGACTTCCAAATGTTGCTTCTGAAGATGCTGGAATTCGTAGTCACACTATACGATCGGGTCTGAACTTTCTAGTTCAATCGACAGCCTCTGACATCAACTTGCTTGGTGCTATAGATATGGAGGCTTATATCAAAGCAAATAAAATGGATTCTCGAATCTTTGCTTTGGTTCACGACTCGATTCTTGCAGAAGTACCTGAGTCCGAAGTTGAACATTACAGTGAAAAGCTACAGCACTTTATACAACTTGACCGTGGAGTAAGTATTCCTGGTGCACCCGTTGGGTGTGACTTTGAGATCGGTGAAGATTACTCGATGGGTAAGTTCGAGAAAATGTATGGTGATCACATACAGATCGGTTAATAAAGTAACTTTTCCAGTATATCGTCTCGGTTCCTCGAACTGGGAAGAGCATGATGGACTGTTGTTTATTGACAATAAATTGGTAGACGATAAGAATATGCCAGGGAATACTCTTGGCAAGCGTAGACTACAAACTCCTTTTAAGGATTTATACTATCTACGTTATTCTATATCTAACCTTCTCGGAATCATCAAGCAGACTCAAACTGCCTTTATTGATTCTGATGGAGTACCGTTTATATACGAGAAAACAGTCTCATGCTCGCTACGATACTACAAAATTCGTAAGATTGAAAGAAAGACAAAGGCTTCTGTTCTTTGGCTAAAAGGAATCAACTTTCCTTTTAGTATACCGAGACCTCCTGACCCAGACATGAGCTGGGCGGGAGTTCTTCATATGAAAGGCATTCCTTGGATGCTTTATGAGTACTCAGAAGATAAAAAATCTGACACTCGAAGAAAAGTATGAGAAGTATGGGAAAAAGAAACCGAACCCTTGCAGCCGCAAGCTTAACTCTGCACGAGATCGAACCTCTTACGAGAAATCAAGTAGCAGCTTTTGACAGCGACCAGCACCTAGTGCTCCACGGAGTAGCAGGTACTGGCAAGACATTCATCTCACTCTATCTAGCGTTTGATGATATGATAAAAGGACTATACGATAGAACGATTATCATAAGAAGTGCAGTTCCTACAAGAGACATTGGCTTTTTGCCAGGAACTGAAAAAGAAAAAAGTGCAGTATACGAAGAACCATACAAGGATATATGTATCGAACTCTTTGATAGAGGTGATGCATACGAGATACTTAAAAATAAAAATCTAGTACAATTTATGACTACTTCTTTTATTCGTGGTATTACTCTGCGAGACTCTATAGTTATAGTAGATGAATGCCAGAATATGAGTTTTCATGAGCTAGATTCCATCATAACCCGCGTGGGCGAAGGCTCAAGAATTATTTTCTGTGGAGATTTTCGCCAGTCTGATCTTGGTGTAAAGAACGGTTTACATGAATTTATTCGTATCTTGAAAGCTATGAATAGATTTGATTTAATCGACTTCCAAGTAAGTGACATAGTACGAAGCGGGTTTGTTAAAGACTATATTATTGCAAAAACAGAACTGGGTTTATGAAAGCTGTTATCAGCAACAGAATATATTTAGAAGTAACGAACGAGTACAAGGACTTTCTCAGTAAAGAACTTACTTATACTATACCTTCGTACAATCCTACTGATCCGCCTATGGTGATCAAGAATATGGTACGAGTACGTTCAAATCTGGTGAGTATACCTGTTGGGCGTGTGGATTTAATCCCAGAAGATTATGAAATAGTCGATAAACGAATAAATGTACCAGTAGAATTTCCTGAGTTTAAGTTTGATTTACGTGAGAGTCAAAAAGAAGTTTTTGATTCAATCGAAGACAACGCTATAATCAACGCTTGGGTTAGCTGGGGCAAGACTTTTACAGGTCTTGCTATTGCTGGTAAGTTAGGTCAGAAAACTCTTGTTGTTACTCACACAGTTCCTCTGCGGAATCAGTGGGCAAAAGAGGTGGAGAAAGTCTATGGCATCAAGCCAAGTATTATTGGAAGTGGTAGTTTTGATACTTCTAGTGTGGTGGTTGTGGGAAATACTCAAACTTTGTACCGAAATATTGAGAGAGTACAAAGACTCTTTGGGACAATCATCTTGGATGAAATGCATCATGTATCGAGTCCGACGTTTTCTAAAATTATAGACACTAGCTATGCAAGATATAAGATAGGTCTATCGGGGACAATAGAAAGAAAAGATGGCAAACATGTGGTCTTTCGAGACTACTTTGGCTCGCAAGTCTATAAACCTCCAAAAGAAAACTTTATGACCCCAAAAGTGCATGTAGTAAAATCAGAGGTTCGATTTATGGACAATGCACGAGTACCCTGGGCCAATCGAGTAACCAATCTCACTAACAACGAAGAATATCAGCATACCATATCGCTCCTTGCGGCGGCCTACGCCGCAAGAGGGCATAAAGTGTTGGTAGTAAGTGACCGAGTCACTTTTATGAAGCGTTGCGCCGAACTGACCGGAGAAAAAGCAACGTGTGTTACGGGCGAACTATCGCACGAAGAAAGAGAAGAGCGTATGTCTGATATAAAATACGGAAGAAAAGACATACTGTATGGCACTCAAGCAATATTCTCAGAAGGAATATCATTAAATGAGCTAAGTTGCCTTATCCTGGCAACACCTGTCAACAATGAGCCTCTTCTCACCCAGTTGATTGGAAGAATCATACGACTGCAAGAAGAAAAAAGAGACCCTGTAATTATAGATATACATCTAAAAGGGAATACTGCACGCAGACAAGCTTCAGCTCGTATGGGTCATTACATGAAACAGGGATACGAGATTAAACAACTTTGAAAAAAATAGTTCTTGACACGTAGGTTGAATTTTAGTATAATATATGTTCTTATATGACTGGCCGAAAATTTATGATGCTGCCGATGGAAGGGTAGTAGAGATTGTTCGAATCTTTCGGATGCTTGCTTACAAACAAGTTCCACAGAATCGAAAAGATCCCATCTATAAATATTCGCAGAAAGATTTCAAAGGGGTGAGCTTCATGCTTCACCCTGACCTCCTGCTGCACCATGCTTATAAGTATTCATATCGAGAGATAGCCCAGTATATTTCTCTGTGTTCTCTGCGCTCTGTCGTAGAGTTCTCAGCGACTTACAAGTTATCCCTTGATATACTATTAGTACCAGGTCTAGAACCAGAACAAACAATTAACAACAATAGGCTACTTGAATTAGAAGAAGATCAAGTTCTTTTTCTATATGAAGAAGTCCCAGAAACGGAGATACATTAATGGCAATTTCCTTTAATCAGCAGAAAGGTTCTGCACAAAAATCATCTATCACTAGCTTTCAGTATACTGATGGCGATAACAAGTTTCGTCTTGTTGGCGATATTCTTGCTCGATATGTTTATTGGATCAAGGGTGAAAATGACAAGAACATTCCTTTCGAGTGTCTGTCATTTGACCGAAACAAAGAAACCTTTAATAATCTTGAGAAAGATTGGATTCGAGAATACTACCCCGATCTCAAGTGTGGCTGGAGCTACGCTACACAATGTATTGAGAATGGTCAAGTAAAAGTAGTAAATCTCAAGAAAAAGTTGTGGGAACAGATTATTACCGCAGCAGAAGATCTTGGCGATCCGACTGATCCCGAAACAGGTTGGGATGTATGTTTCAAGAGAGTCAAGACTGGCCCGCTCCCTTACAATGTAGAATACCAGCTTCAAGCTCTGAAGTGCAAGCCTCGTGCTCTTGATGAGGATGAACTTGCTCTTATCGAAGGTTTGAAGTCTATGGACGAAGTAATGCCTCGTCCAACATCTGACGCTCAGAAAGAGTTGTTAGATCGCATCCGTGATAACTCAGGTGGTGCAGAAGAAATTGACGAAAGTATCGAAGACGAGTTTAAAATTGCATGATTTTATTCACAGCAGACTGGCACATTAAGCTAGGGCAGAAGAATGTACCAGTTGAATGGGCGTTAAATAGGTATAATCAATTTTTTGAAGAAATCCATTCTTTAGAAAAATACTATAACATGCACATTATTGGAGGCGATCTTTTTGATCGTCTTCCAAGCATGGAGGAACTAGAACTTTATTTCTCTTTCATTAGAAAAGTAAAGATTCCGACGCTCATTTACGACGGAAACCACGAAGCGACAAAGAAAAATCGAACCTTCTTTTCGCAACTTAAACAAGTAAGTAAAGATATAAATCCGTTGATAACAGTACTCGATATATCGTATATTGATGAAGATTTAGGGTTTGGTGTTCTTCCCTATGCTGAATTGCATAAAAAGACCAGCATTGAAGCATTTGATTATAGTAAACCTCTGTTTACTCATGTGCGAGGAGAGATCCCACCACACGTAAAACCAGAGGTAGATCTAGAAAGATTCGATCCGTTTCCTGTAGTGTTTGCTGGAGATCTCCATGCTCATAGCAATACTCAGAGAAATATAGTGTACCCAGGAAGTCCGATGACTACTTCCTTTCATCGAAAAGAGGTAACTACAGGTTATCTTATTATTGATGAAGAAAACGATTGGGACTGGGATTGGAAACCTTTTGATTTGCCTCAGCTCTTACGAAAGACGGTAAAAGATCCAAAAGATATGGTACCGACAGACTACCATCACACTATTTATGAGATAGAAGGTGATATGCAAGAGCTTGCTTCAGTAGAAAACTCAGAGCTTCTGGATAAGAAAGTCATCAAAAGAAGCTCTGAGGCTTCTCTTGTAATTGAAAAAGACATGACAATGGAAGAGGAGCTAGTAGAGTATCTAAAGTATATACTCGAAATATCAGATAGTCAGATCCAAAAAATACTAGGGACTTACAATGATTACGCTCAAAAAGCTCAAGTGGAGTAACTGTTTTAGTTACGGTCCCGACAATGAGTTGGACTTAGACGATAATAGCGTCACTCAGATAATTGGAACAAACGGTATGGGAAAGTCCTCCATACCGTTAATTATTGAAGAAGTGCTTTATAACAAGAACTCAAAGGGTATAAAGAAAGCAGACATACCTAATAGATATGTAAATAAAGGATATAATATATC